CTACGAGACACCGTCGCGGCGCGCGATGACGAGCCCGTCCGACGCGTCCCGCATCCGCTGCTCGTCGTCTCCCCAGAGGTGCCCGTAGGTCCGCAGCGTCTCGTTCGCGTCCTTGTGCCCGAGCCGGTGCGCTACCGCGACGGGCGACGCTCCCCCACGGATCAGCAGCGAGGCGTGGAAGTGACGCAGGTCGTGCCACCCGTCCCCTCCCGGCCTGCCGATCAGGTCGGCGCTCCCGGGCGCCAGCGTGTCCGCGCCGCGCCGCCAGATAGCCCATGCGACGTGGGCCGTGATCGCCCCGCCCTTGCTCGTCGTGAACACGAGCCCGGCGCCGCGCTCTCCGAGCGCCGCCCGGGTCGCTGCCCCGATCGAGACCTTCCGGACGCTGTACCGGGTCTTGAGCGGTCCCCACACCGGTCGGCTGGCTGACGCGGCCCTGGTGAGCTGCCGGTCGACGAGGAGCACGGCGGTCCCGTCCGCGTTGTCCGTGACCCGGTCCCACGTCAGCCCCCGCAGCTCGCCGGACCGCAGCCCCGACGCCGCGGCGAGCACGAGCATCGGCCGGTGCCGCTCGGGCGCGCCGTCGACGATCTGCTGCACCTGCTCAACCGTCATCGGCGTGATGAGCGGCCGCTCGATCGGCGGCAAGTTCACACGCCGGCACGGAGTCGTCGCGATCAGCCGGTCCTCGACCGCCAGCGCGCAGATCCCCGCGACGTACACGTACGTGACCCGCACCGTCGCGGCCGCCATCGTCTCCGCCCACCGCGTGACCGCCGCCTGCACGGTCGCACGGGTCAGGCTCCCGATCGCGACGTCACCGAGCACCGGCAGGATCGTCCGGTCCAGGCGTGACCGGATCAGCCGCCGCGTCGTCGCCCGCTGATGCGTCTGCGCCTCGTACCAGCGCTCCGCCGCGACCCGGAACGGCGTCGCGGCCGCGGCAGGCGACACGTACGAGCCCGACCGCATCTCGACGGCGATGTGCTCGAGGTACGCCTGCGCCGCGTCCTTCGTCGCGAACGACTTCCGCCGGCGCTGCCCACCCGGCTCCTCCCACACGGCCCGCCACCGGGACCCGGAGCCGTGCCGGGGCCCGCGCACCCGACGACCGTTCGGACCGGGCACCGTCCACCGGTCCTCGACGTACGCCACGCCCTACCACCCTCCGCGTGAAAGCCTTGTACCCGCCACCACAGCCCGCAGGCCTTGTGCGCGCCGCTACTGGCTGACTTGCGTCGACCCCCGCCACATGTCGCCGTCGATCCGGATCGAGCAGGTCCACGAGCTGCGCAGCATCGCTCCGAAGGAGTTCTCCGCATCGACGTACCCCTGCACGGTCCACGACACGGGCCCGCCTCTGCTGGACGTCTCGGAGAACTTCGCCGTGCTCGGAGCCTTGAGCTTCGCGCGGACCCACTCCTGACACTGCAGCTCCGCCTCGAACGCGGTGGGCTCACTTGGCTCATCGTCGCCACCACCACCGACGAGGCCCACGATGACGCCGATCACCATCAGTGCGGCGAACGTGCCCACGAGCCACAGACACCCTGACCCGCACCCCTTCGTGGCGGGGTCAGCCGGGGGGTGAGGGTTCTCGCCGTAGGGAGCCGACTCAGTACTCATGCGGTCCTCCGTGTCCGGTCGACGACGCGCTGCCACGCCTCGACGATCTTCGTGGTGACGCCGAGCTCACGGGCGATCGCACCGACGTGCGGCCCGACGACGGACTCCGCGATCGCGTACTCGCTCGCGCGGATCAGCAGCCGCGCGGCGTGCTCGTCCGCCAGGCGCTCGTAGCGCTCGCGGAGTCTGCGGTCATCGGTCCAGCCGTGCCCGTAGTGCGCGTGCCCGAGCTCGTGCGCGAGGGTCACCCGCTGCACGGACTCGGAGCGCCTCGGGTTGAGGAGGATCAGCCCGGTCGAGTGGTACTCGCCGTTGCGCCGGCCCAGGTCGCGCCACGCGACCCGGACACCGCGCGCATGCGCCACCTCGAGCATGTCGTCCACGCCGCTCCCCTCACGGCTCGATCTGCTGCGCCTCGATCTCGGCATCGGGGTCCTCATCACCATCGGGCTCCGACGCCGCCGGGTTGAGCGTGAGCAGCGCATCGATCTCGTCGTCCCGGGTGGGGAACGCAACCACCGCGCCGCCGCGCAGCGCGATCTCCGCCCGCCGCACCAGCTCGTGCGGGGCGAGCTCGAGCGCCTGCGCGATCGCCGCGAGGTCCCGCACGTTCAACGGGACACGCTCGCCCGTGCGGGGGTTGCCGCCGTCGAGCCGCATCGACACGTACTGCGACGTCTCCCCGATCTCGCGAGCCAGAGCACGCGACGACCTGATGCCAGAGCGAGCCATCGCGGCCTTGATCTCGACCACGAGTTGGTCCGCGACCCGTCGCGGGTATGTCTCATCCATACGGGCCAGAGTGGCAGATGCATGATTTCTGCGCAAGGTGCATGACATGCTTGACACCGGATGATCCGTCATGCAACATCTTCCGCATGACGAATCACGCACCAGCGCTCGAAGCGGCAATCGCCTCGGAGATTCGCGCGGAGATGGGCCGTCGCCGCAAGAGCCGCGCCGACCTGGCGCAGACGCTCGGCGTCCACCCCGCCACGGCCGCGCGACGTCTCGACGGCGAGGTCCCCTTCGACATCGTCGAGCTCTGCACCGTCGCCGACTGGCTCGGCCTGACCGTGACCGAGCTCATCGCACGCGCCGAGCGCCTCACCGCGTCCGAGCGGATCCCGGCGTGAGCGCGCAGACGGCTGCGCCGGCCGTGCCCGTGCTGCTGCTCGTGCCGGAGGTCGCGGCGCAGCTCCGGGAGTCGGAGTGGACGGTCCGTCAGCACATCCGCCGCGGAGAGCTCGCCGCGTTCCGCGTCGGGCGCGGCGCTCGCGGCGCGTACCGGGTCGAGCAGCGCGCGGTGGACGCGTTCCTCGCGGCGCGCCGCACGACGTCCTGATCCCACCACTCACCCGCCACCACCCACCCGGAGGTTTCCCATGAGCTCCGCCACCACCATCAGCCGGCCGTTCACGACGCCGCCCGAGCTGTTCGACGCCGCGGCGTTGCGGCGTTTCGAGTCCCTGGCGTCGCGTTACGGCGCGGACTCCCCGCAGGTCCAGTCGCTGCTGATGCGGTGGGCCGCGATCCAGGCTGCGCACCGTCCGGCGCCTGCGCCGGTCGTCGAGGTGGCACCGCTGCCGGTGCACGACCCGGAGTCGATGGAGGCCGTGCTCGCGGCGATCGAGCCGGACGAGCACGTGACGGTGACCGGCCTCGACGGGCTCGCGCCGCGGACGGTGTTCGCGGCCGCGGTCGACGCGGGTCACGACGAGCTGTGCGCGACGCGGCAGCACATGCACCTGGTCTCGGAGTGCACGTGCCCGCACCTCGAGGCCGTCCCGCAGGCGGAGCCGACCCAGCCGCTGCGCGTGGTGGCCGACCGCCCCGCGTCGATCCGGCGCTTCCCCGCCTACCGCCCTACCCGCTGATCGGAGACCCACGATGACGACGAAGACGCTGTCCCTGTCCGAGGTGTTGCAGGCCGCCGCTGAGCGGGTCCTGGACGCCGACAGCCCCGACACGGTCCGCCTCGACGCGGCGCGGTTCGCGGAGCTGCTCGAGGAGGCCGCTGCGGTGGCCGCGCAGGTCGAGGCCGACGTGGAGCGTGCACGCTGGCAGCACGGTGACCCTGCCGCGTACCCGGGGTGGGTCACGGACCTCGCCGCGGTGATGCGCGTGGACGACGAGCGGCCGGTGGCCGTGGCCGCGGCCGCGCCGGTGGTGCCGGTGCTGGTGCCGGACGTGCCGGAGCAGCGGGACCTGCTGGACGAGGCAATGCGCCGGTGCTCGGAGCACGGTGGTGTGGTCGCCCGTGCGCACTGCGTGCCGTGCGCGGTGCTCGCCGCGGCGCCGCGGCCGGTGGTCGCGCAGTCGTGGTGCCCGTGCGGGTGGACCGCGTGGGTCGAGCAGGGCGCGACGGACGCGGAGCTCGTCGCGCACTCCCTGGCCGTGCAGGAGCACTACGAGGGGTGCTCGGAGGTGGCCCGGTGAGCCCGCGTCACGCGCGCGACCCGCGCCTTGTCGAGGGGCGTGCGTCCGCCCGGGCCCTGGGTCTGGTGCTGGTGCTCGTCGCGGCTCTCGGCCTGACGGCTGTGCTGGTCGGGGTCGGTGCGCTCGTCGCGTCGTCGGCGCGTGCCGCGTCGCACGACCCGACCCCGTACACCGTGGGCCGCGACGGGCTGTCGTTCCCGTCGCCGCTGCAGGCGCACTCGCACATCAACGTCCGCACGGCGGACGGGGTGACGCACGGCCTGCACATGGACCCGAACAACGGCCACCCGGGCGCGTCCTGGGTGGGTCGCAGCTTCGTCCCGTGGGCGGCGTTCGGGATCACCGACGGGTGCGTCGTGTGGGTCCAGTGGTCGGGCGCGTCCGAGCACTTCGGGGAGGGCGGTCAGGAGCCCGTCTGCCTGAGCACCCCGCAGCACACGCACAAGCCGCACCACACGAAGGAGCCGCACCCGTGCCCGACGACATCCACCCCGACCCCGACAGTCACGCCGAGCCCGGAGCCGACGAGCTCGCCGGAGCCGGAGCCGTCGCCCGAGCCGACCGTGACCGCCACGCCGGAGCCGGAGCCCGAGCCGACGGTCACCGCCGAACCGACCGCCGCACCGACCGTCGAGCCGACCCCGGAGCCGTCGTCGACGCCGACCGTCGTCCCGCCCGCGCCGACGCCGACGCCGTCCGCGTCGTCTCCCTCGCCGAGTTCGACCCCGTCGCCTACCTCGGTCCCGTCGCCGGCCCCGTCCCAGAGCCCGGTCCCGAGCCCGACGTCGTCGTCCGTCGGGCCCTCGGCCTCGCCGTCGCCGGTCACGTCTGCGACGCCTGTCTCGTCTGCCGTGCCGACGCCAGCTGCGCCGGGGACCCGGGTGCCGTCGCAGGTGCTCTCGACCTCGAACCCTGACGCGGCGCACCAGCGGGCCGTGACGGGTGAGCTCGCGGCGACCGGCTGGGACGGCGGCGTGCTGTTCCTTGCGGGGGTCGTGACGCTGCTGGTCGGTGTCATCGCGTGGGGTGTGTCCCGTCGTGGTGGTGCCCGGTGACCGCGGCGCGTCTGTCCGCGACGGAGGCGGTGCTGTCGCTCGCGGCCGCACAGTCGGGTGCGGAGGTCCACGCGTCGCGTCTGGCGCTGATCGAGTCGGGGCCGGCGATGCTCCGTCCGCTGGACACGTCGGACCTGGTCGCGGGTGACGGGACGGCGGGGCACACCCTGCTCGCGGGCCCGCCGCGTCACGTCGCGGAGCACATGTGGCCGGTCGCGCGCCGCGTGAACCGCCTGACGGGTCGCTTCGTGCAGCTGCGCGGCGACACCGCCACCCCGACGGTGCAGCCGTCGTCCCCGCGGATCCCGGCCGTGATGTTCTCGCTCGTCGACGACCCGGACCTGGACTACGTGGGTGGTGGTCCGCTGTGACCGCCCGTGTGTCGGAGCGCGTGGTCCCGCGGTGCGAGTGCGGGTGGTCGTCGCGGCCGATGACGCCGGGGCTGGCGGCGCACGCGCTGCGGCTGCACTCGTGCGAGAAGCACCGGCGCGTGCGCGCGTCGTACGAGCGTGGGATCGCGCGGGAGCGTGCGGTGGACCGCACCCCGCAGCCGTGCCGGCACAAGCGTGCGGCGCACGAGCACGGCACGTACGCGTGCTACACCCTCGACCGGTGCCGGTGTGTGCCGTGTGCGGTCGCGAACGCGGAGTACGAGCAGGGTCGGCTGCGCCAGCTGGCGTACGGCCGTGCGGACCTCGTCGACGCCGACCCGGTGCGTGAGCACGTCCGTGCGCTCATGGCGTCCGGGGTGGGCCTCAAGCGCATCGAGTCCCTGGCGGGGATGCACGGCGGCGCGATCTGCACCCTCATGTACGGCAAGGTCCGTGAGGACGGGACGCGGCGCGGCCCGGCTCGTCGGGTGCGGCGTGCGCGGGCTGAGCAGATCCTCGCGGTCCGCCTGGGTGACGTCGCGCCGGGCGCTCGGGTCGACCCGACGGGGACGGTCCGCCGCCTGGGTGGGCTCCTCGCGCTGGGCTGGTCGGTCCAGCGGGTCGCGGACGAGCACGGGCTGGACCGGCAGGCGCTCGACCGTGCGCTGCGTGGACATCGGGTCGTCGCGTCGACCGCGGCGAAGGTCCGTGCAGCGTACGAGGCGATCGGTGACCGTCCGGCGCCGGAGACGACGCAGCGCGAGCGGGGCTCCGCGTCCCGTGCGCGTCGTCGCGCGGCTGAGGGTGGGTGGCCGGTCCCGGCGATGTGGGACGACGAGGCGATCGACGACCCGACCGCCCCGGTCCCGACGAGCGGGCCGGTGCAGCGTGCCGGGGTCGACCTCGACGAGTGGATGCACCTCGTCGCGTCTGGTGCGCACCCGACCGACGCTGCTCGTCGGCTCGGGGTGAGCGTGAGCGGGGTCGAGCGCGCCGCGTACCGGCACGGTCGCCACGACGTGCTCGCGGCCGTGCAGGGCGCCCGCTCGGCGGAGCGGAGGGCTGCCGCGTGAGGCGCCTGACGGCGTGCGAGCTGTGTGGTGCACCGGTCTCGCTGGTCCTGGTGATCCCGGAGCACCAGCGCAAGTCCCGCACCCGCTCGTACATCCCGCTCGACGTCGACTACGTCGCCGCGCTGTCACCGGTCGCACCGTCGCACGCCCTGTCGACGGGTCGCACGACGTGCCGCCCGCTGACGGTCGACAACCCGATCGCCCCGCACGAGCACCCCGCGTTGACGCACTTCGCGACGTGCCCGGCCCGCCACGCGAACCGGGCTGCGGGGCTCACGGTGCCGCGGCCGCGTCGCCTCGCCGCGGTCCTGCTGCAGCGGGAGCGGTCGCTCGCACGTGACCTCGCGCAGCGGGTGCAGCACCCGGACGGGGCCACGACGCCGACCCGCCCGGCCGCCGCGCTCGCGTCCGCCGCGGCGTGTGCGCACTCCGACGCGGCGTACTGGCGCACCGACCGCCCGGACCTCGCAGCGGACTACCTGACCGCGGCCGAGCTGCTCGAGGACCGGTACGCGCGCGTCTGGCACCGCACCCCCGCCTGACCACCCACCACCCGACCGACCACCCACCCAGCAGGAGGAGCCACCCCGATGCCCACCACGACCACCACACCGAAGCCGCGCCGCGGCCGAGCATCCGTCCCCGAGGTCGAGACCACCACCTCGTCCACGCACGTCCTCGACGCGATCGCTGCGTCGGCCGACCTACACCCCGACCAGGCCGGGTTCCGTTCGACGACCCTGCTGCCCGTCGAGCGCCTGCACCCGCACCCGCGCAACCCGCGCACGGACCTGGGTGACCTGACGGAGCTCGCGGACTCGATCCGTGCGCACGGTGTCCGTCAGAACCTGCTCGTCGTGCCGGACCCCGACGACGCGTCCGCGTACCGGATCGTGATCGGGCACCGTCGCACCGCGGCCGCGGCGCTCGCGGGTGTCACGCACCTGCCGGCGGTGGTGGACCCGTCCCTGACGGAGGCGGACCAGCTCGAGCTGATGCTCCTGGAGAACCTGCAGCGCACGGACCTGTCCCCGGTGGAGGAGGCCGACGGCTACCAGGGCCTGCTCGACCTTGGTGTCGACGTCGCGACGGTCGCGGCCCGCACGGGCCGCTCGGAGACGACGGTGCGCTCGCGGTTGCGTCTGGTGCCGTTGCCGGAGCAGGCGCGTGCGGCGGTGCACCGTCACGAGATCACCTTGGACGACGCGGCCGCGATCGCGGATCTCCCGGAGGTCGACCAGGCGCCGCTCGTGAAGAAGCTCGGGACGCCGAGCTTCCGGTTCGAGCTGCAGAAGGTCCGGGACCGGCAGAAGCGCGACGAGATGTTCGCGCCGCTGCTGGACCTGCTGCGGGCCGCGAACGCGACCGAGCTGCAGGCCGACCAGTGGGGCCCGCCTGAGGGGTCGGTGATGTACGACCGGTTCTCGCAGGACAGCGTCGCGCGGCTCCGCGACGCGGAGACGCTCGCCGAGCTCGAGGCGGCGCTCGGCCCGGGGTGGTCGTGGCGCTGGTACTACGACGCGGTCGCCGTGTACCGGCCGTTCACGCTCGAGGAGGCGCAGCAGGACGCGGCCGCGAAGGAGCGGATGGACGCCACGCGCGCGGAGCGCGAGGACCGCGCCCGGGAGGAGCGTGACGCGCGGGCGGCCCGTAAGCAGTTCGCGACGGTCACGGCGGCGATGCGCCGTGAGTTCCTCGAGCACCTGATCCACGACCGCAAGTCGCTCACGAAGGACCAGACCGCCACCGTCGTGGACTACGCCGCGACGGTCCTCGCGGAGGGCCCGTGGGAGGGCACCTACTACGGCGGTGTCTACCGTCAGCACTCGGTGCCGTGGCGCGCGGACAACGCGGACGGGCTCGTCGAGTGGCTGCGCATCGACCTGCCCGACGACTACAAGGCCGACTACCACCGACGCGCGCTCCTGCCCCTCGCGACGGCCGCCGCGGCCGCACTGCCGGCCCCGCAGCGTCTGCTCGCCGCGCTCGCGGCCGGCGTCGAGCCGATCACGGAGGACGCGTGGTGTGACGGCGGCAGGTCGATCACGACGACCCGGTGGTACGGGCTGCTCGAGCAGCTCGGCTACCAGGTGTCGGACGCGGAGCGCGCCGCACTCGTCGTCGTCCCCGACGAGGACGACGACGAGCTCGACGACGACGGGGACGTGTGAGCGATGACTGACGTCGAGATCCCGACGCTGTCGCGGCGCCCGCCGTGCGCGCTCGACCCGGAGCTCTTCTTCCCGCGGTCGTCTCGTGATGAGGCGCAGATCGCCACCGCGAAGCGCGTGTGCGGCGACTGCCCGGTGCGACGCGAGTGCCTGTCGTTCGCGCTGACGCACGCGGTGCACGGGATCTGGGGCGGCACGACGGAGGCCGAGCGCGAGGCGCTGCAGCGTGCGCACGGGTTGCCGCGCCGGGTCCGGTTCACCGGCAGCAGGGCGCACATCACGAGCACGACCGACCAGGAGGACGAGGGCTGATGAGCACGGACACGAGCGACGCGCTCGCGGCAGCGTTGGACGCTGCGGTGGGGCCGGTGGTGCGGCAGGTGCCGTCGACGCGGATGGCGGGACCTGCGCCGACGTTGCAGCGGGTGCTGCTGTCGGCGTTGCACGGGGACCCGGGCAACCCGCGTGACGAGGTCACGGAGGTGACGGAGCTCGCGGCGTCGATCGAGCAGGTCGGGCTGCTGCAGCCGATCATCGCGCGCCGTGATGGTGACCGCCTGGTCGTGGTGTGTGGTCACCGGCGGCTCGCGGCGCTGCGGCGCCTGGGCTGGCGGGACGTGGACGTCGTGGTGCGTCGGGAGATGCCGGCGGACCAGGTGCTCGTCGCGATGCTGTCGGAGAACCAGCAGCGGGTGCTCCTCGATCCGATCGAGGAGGCCCGCGCGTACCAGCGCCTCAAGACGCAGCACGGTCTGACGGACGCTCAGATCGGGCAGCGGGTGGGTCGTCAGCAGTCGCACGTGTCGGGGCGTCTCGCGTTGCTGGCGCTGGACCCGGACGAGCAGGAGGAGGTCCGTGCCGGTCAGCGGACCCTGACCCGCGCGATCCAGAAGGGCCGCGTGAGGGCCGGGAAGGTCCGCAACCGGGCGAAGGGGTCGGGCTGGCACCTGTCCGACGCGCACCGTCTCGCGTCGCGGGCCCGCGCCCGCTGCGTGAAGCTGCAGCACGCGCGTGGGGCACGCCTGGGGGACGTGGCGTGCGGTGCGTGCTGGGAGTCCGTGATCCGCGCGGACGAGAAGCAGGCCCTGCACGAGCACTCCGCGCGCCGCGGTGAGTGCGCCCTGTGCGGGCAGCCGTCGCCGGGTGGTGTGCGTGTCGCACCGGGTGCGCCGGTGGTCGTGTCGGACCAGGTGGTGACCGCGTGAGCGTCCCGGCCCCGCAGACCCCGGCGCAGGCCATGGCGTACGTCGAGGACCAGGTCCGCAAGCTCCGTGAGGAGGTCGTGCCCCTCGCCGAGTACGACCCGGTGATCGCGGGGCTCGTCGACCCGGCTCGGGGCCTGGCGGCGGGCTTGTCCGCGCTGATCGCCCGTACCCCCGGGGACGCGGCGATGGCGGGACACGTCCTGATCTCCGTGTCCGGTGACTTCGCCCGCGACGTGCAGACGATGCGTGACACCGCGGTCGTGTCGCGGGAGGCAGCGAACGTCGCCGCCGCGCTCGTGAACCTCCTCGGCCTGACCGGCCTGTTCCTGATCGACGACGCCCAGACGGCGCAGGACACGGAGGCAGGCCGATGACGTCGTTCACGATCTCCCGCGGGCAGTTCCGCGGCATGCTCCTCGCGACCGCCCCGCACGCCGGCCGTGAGACCGACGACACCCCGATGCTCGGGCGCGTGCGCTTCGTCCCGACGGGCACCCACCTGCACGCCTGGTGCACGGACCTCATCACCGCGGCCGCGTACCGCACCGAGATCCGCGACTTCGCCGACGCGGGCGTCGACACGTTCGACCTGCCCATCGGCGCGGTGCGTGCCGCGCTCGCGGTGTTCAAGGCTCCGGGCGGGCCGCTGCGGATGTCGTGGTGCGACGACGACATGCGCATCGAGGTCACCCGTGAGCACGTGACCTTCACGGAGGTCGGGGAGTTCGTCGACGGTCGCAAGCTCGCGGTCCAGCGGGTCGTCCCCGCGAACGACACGGACCGCTACCCCGACGTCCCCCGCTACCTCGTCGACGCGCTCGAGGGTGTCCCGACGACGGGTCAGGCGTACCGCGTCCACGCCGAGCACCTGGCAAGGTTCGTCGCGATCGCAGCCTGGCAGGAGAAGCCGGTGCGCCTGCACGGCATGGACTCCCCCGACCAGGTCCTCGTCCGGTGCGGCGGCACCCTCCTCGGCTCCGTGCCCGCACTCCCCGGGAACGGCACGTGGAAGTCCGACGAGCACCAGCTCCTCTCGACGTGGCGTGGCGACCTGGTGCCCCTGCGCCGCCCGGAGCGCATCGACGTCCCCGAGAAGGTCACCGACGCGCTGCGCGAGCAGGCCGCCGACATCTTCCGCGACAAGGGCATCACGGTCACGTCCACCACCGACCTCGACCGGCTCCGCGTCACGATCGACCTCGACGACCCCGACCTCGACACCGACCCCGCACCCGACGACTACGAGCAGGTCGACCCGTGACCCCGGGCACCCGCGTGCAGCTCGTCATCGACGACCGCACCCGCACAGCCACCGTCACGACCTGCCCCGCATCCCGCACGACAGGCACCACACGGGTCCACGTCCACGTCGACGGCACGGACGGCTGGGGCATGGACGTCGACCCGTCGACCCTCACCGCGCTCGCGGCCGCGGGTGGTGGTGTGTCGTGACACCGGTGGATTTCGCGCACACGCGTGTCGCGCAGGAGAACCGCGAGGCGAAGGCACAGCTCCTGGTGGAGACGTGCTGGCGGCTGGGGGCGTCACCGCTGGACCTCGAGGTCGGTGGTGGTGGCCGTCGCGCCGTGTGGCGTGAGGCGGGCCTGGACCGGTCGCCGTCGCCGGAGACGTGGGACCGGGTGCTGCACCTGCTCGCGTCGACGCCGCGGCCGCCGCTGCAGCTCGACCCGGTCGCGGCTCCCGCGGCCGCGGCGACCGCACCGCCTCTGCGCACGGTCGCCGGGTCGCGGACCGTCGAGCGCACGTGGCGGGCGTGCAACGCCCCGGACTGTGACGCACCCACGCAGCTGTACGCGTCGGGCTGGTGGTGCGACCCGCACTCCCCGTGGGGCCGCCGCGGCCTGTCGTCGTCCGACCCGGGCCGGGTCCCCGGTCAGCCGTGCGAGCTCGACCGCCTGCGCGCCGCCCGCGGGATCACCGCGTCGTCGTACCCGCCGTCGGCCGCGACGGTCATCGACGATCGCGCGATCGCGTCCGGCAAGCGCCGCTCGACGACCGCCACGTACCAGGCCATCAAGGCAGCCCAGGACCACCACAACCGACGGAGAACCGCATGAGCGCGCCGCATGGGCAGGACGGGGTCGCATCGTGACGCCGCGACGCGTGCAGATGTCCCGGCAGATAGCGAACGGGGAGGCGTCGTGAGCTTCGTGTCGATCTCGGCTCGGCAGCATCGTGCGCTGGTCGCGGCGCAGATGTCGGAGGCGACGCTGCAGGCGCAGGTGCTGGAGGCGGCGCGGCTGCTGGGGTGGCTGGTCTACCACACGCACGACTCGCGGCGCTCGCAGCCGGGCTTCCCGGACCTCGTCCTGGTCCACCCGGGCAAGCGCCGGGTCCTGTACCGGGAGCTGAAGACGCAGAAGGGCCGGATCCGCCCGCAGCAGCAGGTGTGGCTGGATGCGCTCGCGGCGGCGGGGCAGGACGCGGGGGTGTGGCGGCCGGCGGACTGGCTGGACGGCGGCGCGTACGACGAGCTCGCTGCCTGGCCTGGTGTGGAGGGAGGTGATGGCGATGGCTGAGTCGACGCGCTGCGAGTCCTGCGGCGGATGGATCAACCCGTACACCGGCGAGTGCCGGTGCTCCGACTGACTACCGAGAGGACGCCTGGTGCCGTTCTTCCAGGTCGATGACCACCTGCACGCGAACCGCAAGGCGCGTGCGCTGACGGGGCTGATGCTCAACGGCGACGACCGTGGTCTCGCCGCGTTGGGTGTGTGGACGCTGGCGGGCTCGACGTCGCAGGACGTCGGGACCGATGGACTGGTGTCGCTGCAGTCGCTGATGTCGCTGCTCTATGACCGGGCCGCTGCGCTCGAGCTCGCCCACCTGCTGGTGGACGCTGGGCTCTGGCACGCCCCGGGTCACGACTGCGACCGCTGCGACCCGGTCCCGGAGGTGGACCCGGTGACGGGCATGGCGCAGCCGTGCTGGCGTTTCCACGACTGGTGGCAGATGCGGTACGACCAGGCGGCGGTGGTGCGGGAGACCCGCGCGAAGCGTTCGGAGCTGCAGCGCCCGGAGATCGTGAACGCCGTGTGGTTGCGCGACTGCGTCGACCCGCTCGACCCGAAGCTGAAGAACCAGGCCAGCTGCCGGTACTGCGCCCGCCTCGTGAAGCGGTTCGACCGCTCGTCGAAGGACGAGTCCGCGAAGCCGACGCTGGATCACGTCGATCCGACGAAGGCGAGCGGTGTGCGCAACCTCGTCGTCGCGTGTGGCGGCTGCAACCGCACGAAGGGCCGCCGCACGCCCGTGGACGCGGGGATGACGCTCCTGCCTGCCCCGAGGGCTCTGACGCCCGCCCAGGAGGCCGCTGTGGCCGCTGACGCATCGCCGAGCACTCCGCTCGCCGCTGGTGCGTCGCCCACGCCTTCCACGGTGCCGGTGTCGACCCCCGGGCAGCGCGACGAGCCGAAGCCGCGCGGAGAGCTACGCGCAGAGCTACCGCGAAAGCTGTGCTCGGAGCAGTGCTCGGAGCAGTGCTCAGAGCACTGCTCGAAGCTGACCGGAATCGTGTCCTCGGGCGCGCGCGCGGGTGCGCACGCGGGTACGCGCCCGGGTCAGGGTCAGGGACAGGGTGAGGGTGAGGGTCCGGGAGAGGGTCACCGGTCGGGGTCGGCGCCGCGCTCTCGGTCTCGGCGTAGGCGTCGTGGGAAGGGTGGCCCTCCTGCACGTCCTGACCCGATGCCGAGCCTGGACGCCGGCCCAGCACCTGAGCCTCCCCCGCCGCCTGGCCGGTACGGGTCCCCGTGGCACGGCTACCGGGGGCCGCGTGACCCGATGGGCGACGAGATGCACTGCCCGACCCACCACCTGCCCGAGCCCTGCCGCAAGTGCCCGACCGGAGGCGACGACGCATGACCATGACCCACGCCCAGCAGCGGACCGACGAGCTCGCGGCGTCGAGCCGTGTCGTCGCACGGATCAGGGATCGCCTGCGTGAGCTCGTCGAGCCGCGCACGACGGCCGAGACGATGTGGGTCCGTGCTCACGCCGGCCCGTGCCCGACGCTGCCGGCCCCTGACGCGGTCGACGTCGTGGAGCGGACCAGGCTCCTGACGCCGGAGCACCGCGGCATCCCGGTGTGCGTGGTGTGTGGGTTCGCGCTTCGGGAGGGTGACGGTCAGCGACTGGTGCCGCGGCCGCACGTCGTGGAGCACCCGCCGCTGCTCGAGCAGCTGCACGACGCGATCGCGGGGTCGACGGCTGGCACGTCGTCCGGGGGTGGTGCGGTGTCGCGCCCGACGGCGAACCTCGAGGCGCTCGACGCGTGGACCGCGGTGGACCAGGGCGTGCGCTTCTGGTGCTCGGTGGTCACGGACCGGCCCGCGGTCGGGGAGGTCGAGGTGCTCGTCGTCGACCTGATCGACCGGGCTGCGACGCTCGACCGGGACGACGCGCGCCTCGTCGACCAGGACGTGCTTCGGTGGTGGGCGCGTGCTCGGGTCGTCACGACGTGGGACACCCCGCCCCTCAAGCCGCACGTCCCGTGCATGAACTGCGACGTGCGCGGCAAGCTGCAGGTCCGCCTCGACCCGCTCGTCGCGGTCTGCCTCGCGTGCGGTGCGGCGTGGGACTCGGACACGATCGGGCTGCTCGGCGAGCACATCCGCATCACGATGGGCGAGCAGATCCCCGACCCGCGTCCCGGCGACGCGCCGTCGATGCCGAGCGTGCGGTCGGACGTGTCGACCTGCTAGCCTGCACCTCAGTGGGTTCGTCATGCCCACATGAGAGGCCCGGGCCGCAGCGGTTCGGGCCTTCGTGCTTCCCAGTGGGTGGGAATGCAGGTCGTCCGGTCGGGTGGGCCGGTGCTCTCCGTCGCCGCACTCGGTCACGCGGCGGCTTGCTGGTGCTCGTCGCGCGACCCGACGAGCGTCAGCTGCTCCACGCATGGAGGTGCCGTCGGTGCCGTGTCTCGACTGCGGACGTCCCGGCCCCCGGGTGTGCACCGGGTGCGCTCGGCGCAGGTCTCGCGCTCGTGGGACGACGACCGAGCGCGGCTACGGCGCGGGGCATCAGGCCGAGCGTGAGCGGTGGCGCCCGCTGGTCGAAGCAGGCTCGGTCGTCTGCGCACGGTGCAGCGAGCCAATTCGTCCCGGCGAAGAATGGGACCTCGGGCATAGCGACGACCGCAATTCGTACAACGGCCCGGAGCACGCGCGGGAATGCAATCGCGCAGCCGCCGGGCGGGCCGCGCACCGCTTCTGACCTGGGGGTACCCCGGGGGGTGCTTCAAAGTCGAGGGGCCTGGAATTGTCCTGACCCGCGCCCAGCTGTCCGCACACGCGCTCAGGTTCGAACCATTTTTTTGTTGCCGACCGGATTTGCGACGGGCCGGGGGTGAGCGCGCCGAGAGGGGGTGGCGCCGATGCCGGGTCCGCCGAAGGCCCCGCTCGAGGAGCGTCGCCGCAAGGGTCGTTCGCCTGGCCGTGACTCCGGCGGCCGCAAGCTGCCCGACCCGGGCAACGTCGTCCAGCTGCACAGCCTCGACGGCAAGACGCCGCCGCTGCCCGAGAGCATCGACCCGGACAGCGCCGGCGCTGCGCGGTGGGCCACGATCTGGCGTGAGGCTCCGTGGCTCACGACAGCGGACCGGGACATCGTGGCGCGGATCTGCGAGCACGAGTCGCTGCGTCAGGGGATGAAGGTCGCGCTCGCGGACGAGGGCTTCTACATCACGGGCTCGCAGGGGCAGCTGCGTCCGAACCCGTTGCTGGTGCAGATCCGCGACACGGAGCGGCTGATCCTCGCGCTCGAGAAGGAGTGCGGTCTGACGCCGTCGGCGCGGGGGTCGCTCGGGGTCGCAGAGGTCACGGACACGAAGGCGAGCAACCCGCTCGAGGCGATCCTGCGCCGCGCGGCGACGCGTGGTGGCCGTGGCGCGTAACCCGTGGGGCGCGCCACCGCCTCGGTGGCTGACGAAGGTCGAGCCGGCCGAGCTGCGACGCTCGGACGGTGACTTGTACTGCGACCTGATCGACGCGACGTGCCGGATCACGAAGGACTCGATCGCGGGCCCGCGCGGTCAGCTGCTCGTGACGAGGCCGTGGCAGCGGCAGACCCTCAAGCGTGTCTTCGCGCGTCGCGCGGACGGGATGCTCCGGCACCGCACGGCACTGATCGGCATCCCCCGCAAGAACGGCAAGTCCGAGCTCGCGGCAGGGGTCGCGATCGGGAACATGCTGCTCGGCCCGATGGGTGGGCAGATCTTCTCGTGTGCTGCCGACAAGGACCAGGCGTCGATCATCTTCTCGACCGCGAAGCAGATGATCGAGATGGACGAGCATCTCTCGACGGTGCTCAAGCCGTACCGCAACGTCATCGAGGTCCCGTCGACGGGCACGACGTACAAGGCGCTGTCGGCCGAGGCATTCACGAAGGAGGGCCTGAACCCGACGCTCGTCCTCTTCGACGAGCTGCACGCGCAGCCGACGCGCGAGCTGTGGGACGTGATGCGCCTCGCGATGGGTGCGCGCGTCGAGCCGCTGCTCCTGGCGATCACCACGGCGGGCGTCCGCACAGACCGCACGGGGCTCGACTCGATCTGCTACTCGATGTACCAGCACGGCACCCGGGTCGCGTCGGGCGAGATCGACGACCCGACCTTCTTCATGGCGTGGTGGGAGCCGCGCGCCGGCGTCGCCGCCCCGCACAAGGACCCGGCGACGTGGCGTGAGGCGAACCCCGGTTTCGGCGACATCGTCGGTGAGGCCGACTTCCGCGCAACCGTCGGGATCACCCCGGAGAACGAGTTCCGCATCAAGCGGACGAACCAGTGGGTCGCGTCGGGGAAGGTCTGGCTGCCGCACGGCACCTGGGACGAGATCGCGGAACCCGACCGGTACCCGGGCGGACCGCCGGACGGCGCGAGGGTCTGCATCGGGCTCGACGGGTCGTCGACCGGCGACTCGACGGCACTGATCGGTGTGACGGTCGAGCCGAAGCCGCACATCTTCGTCGTCGGCATCTGGGAGAAGGACCCGCACAACCCGGCGTGGAAGGTCCCACGCGCCGAGGTGAAGAGCGCGCTCCGTGAGGCCCGCGCCCGGTGGGACGTCGTCGAGGAGCCCTGGGACCCGTTCCTGTGGCAGGACGCGGCAGCCGAGCTGCGCGACGACGGGCACCCCGTCGAGGACTACCCGCAGACGGCGGAGCGGATGGGCAAGGCGACGCAGTCGTTCTACGAGGCCGTCACGACGAAGTCCGTCACGCACGACGGGTCGTCGGTCCTCACCCGTCACGTCGCGAACGCGGTCCCCCGCCCCACGCACGCCGGCTTCGCCCGCATCACGAAGGAGACACCGGACTCGCCGCGCAAGATCGACGGCGCCGTCTGTGCCGTCTTCACCCTCGACCGCGCTCTGTGGTGGTCGCAGCAACCCGTCAAGCGCGGTCCGCGCATCTGGTGAGGAGGCCTGCCGTGCTCGCTACGGCCCTGTTCGTCGCTGGCCTGGTCCTCGTCGCGCTCGCGGTGGGTGCTCTGGCGGGCCTCTGGTGGGGTGTCCTGCTCGTCGGGGTGGTCCTCGTCGGGCTCGCCGTCCTGACGCAGATGGCCGACCGTGACACGGTCGAGGCGATCGGGGGCGACGAGTGAGGGCTCTGCGGCAGCTAGCGCAGCTGGCACAGCGGTCGTCGATCGAGAACCCGTCGACGCCGCTGACCGGCATCAACCTGTCGTCGGCCGTGGGTGAGCTCGGTGCGTCGTCGAAGGGCGCGGACCCGATGCGCCTCGGAACCGTGTTCCGGTGCGTGTCGATCCTGTCCTCCGGCGTCGCGGGCTGTCCGCTGCGGGTCCAGAAGCGCGACGAGCAGCACACGCCCGTCAGCCTGCGGGCGCTCGACCGCGAGTTTGCTGGCACGACGCCGTTCGAGCTGTGGGAGACGGTCGTCGCGCACCTGGCACTGCGCGGCAACGCGTACCTGCGCAAGGTCCGCTCGGCGGACGGCCGCCTGGTCGACCTCGTGCCGATCAACCCGCGACGCGTGAAGGTGAAGGTCGACGACAAGGAGCTCGCGGCGATCGCCGGGCAGCCGTACCTGAAGCTGTTCGAGATCGACGGCGGCCGTGCCGTCCTGACCACGCACGACGTGATGCACATCCCGGCGCTGTCCCTCGACGGCATCGAGGGGCTCTCCCCCATCGGGTACTTGCGCCGCACGTTCGACCTCGCGACCGCGGCGGAGAGCGTGGCCGTCGAGATGTTCGACCACGGGATGCTGCAGCCGGTGGCGGTCACCTATCCCGACGAGCTCACCGACGAGCACGCGTCGATCATCAAGGCACGGTGGCGCGCGAAGAACGGCGGGGTCGACAACGCGGCAGACCCGATGATCCTCGACGGTGGCGCGAAGGTCGAGAAGCTCACCCTCTCTCCGGCGGACGCGCAGTTCCTCGAGACCCGCAAGTTCTCGACGACGGAGATCGCCCGGATCTTCGGCGTCCCGGGCTGGATCGTGAACGACCAGGAGAAGTCGACCTCGTGGGGCACGGGGATGGAACAGCAGTTCATCTCGTTCGTCGTGCTCTCGCTCAAGCCGTACTTCCACCGCATCGAGCAGCGCATCACGCGCGAGATCTGCGACCCGCTCACCGAGAAGGCCGAGTTCAAGGTCGAGGGCCTGCTGCGTGGCGACTCGAAGTCCCGCGCGGCGTTCTACGCCTCCGGCATCCAGCACGGCTGGCTCGTGCCGAACGAGCCGCGCGAGCTCGAGGACCTTCCGCCCGTCGCGTGGGGCGACGAGCCGTACAGGCCGTTCAACGAGTCCGCGTCGTCCCAGCAGGGCGACGGGCGCACGACGCAGGGAGACAACGATGACGACGCTGACGCGTGAGGCCGTGCGCACCGCCGGCACCTGCACCGTGCTCGAGCAGCGCACCCGTGCACTGTCCGAGGCGGACGCGCGCCTCGTGACGCGTGCCGCCGACGACGCGACGACGCAGCGCACGTTCGTCGGGCACGCCGCCGTGTTCAACAACCGGACGTCGATCGGTGACCCCCTGCGCTGGGGCTGGTACGAGGAGATCTCCGAGACCGCGTTCGACAAGACGCTCGACGAGGGCGACGCCCGCTTCCTCGTCGACCACGACACGGCGCTCCTCGTCGCCCGCGTGTCCGCGGGTGACCTGCGTCTGAGCACCGACGAGGTCGGTCTCGCGGTCGAGTCCGACCTCGACGACGAGGTCTCCTACGTGCGGGACCTCATCCGCAACCTCGACAAGCGGCGCATCACCGGGATGAGCTTCGGCTTCTACGTCGTGCGCGACCGCTGGGAGGAGATCGAGATCGACGTCGAGATCGACGGCGAGACCGAGCAGCGCACCGTCTGGCTGCGCACGATCGAGGAGGTCCGCCTCCTCGAGGTCTCCGCCGTCACGTTCCCGGCGTACGAGGACACCGACGCCGCCGTGCGCGCCTCCGAGGTGCGCACCGCACGCGGTGTCCCCACGAGCACCCCCGACCAGGGGGACGGTCCCGCGCCGGCCACGGCCACCCGGGACGACCAGGACGACCCCGCGCCGGCCACGGCCACCCGGGGCACGTCGAGGCAGGACGAGCGCGCGCACGCGCTCGCGGTCCGCTACCGGCTCCCTGTCCGGCAGCAGCCCTGACACCCCGGCCGCACGGCCACCGACGACCCGAAGGAGATCACCATGCGCGCACGACTGCGCAACCTCCTGGACCAGCGCGCGACCGCCTGGTCGCAGGTGCAGGACATCCAGGCCCGCCGTGAGGCGGACGGCTACGCGCCGACCGTCGAGGACGGCGAGACGTACACCCGCGCCCTCGACGAGGTCGAGCGGCTCGGACGCGAGATCGAGGAGGAGGAGCGTGCCGACCGGCTCGACGCGGCGATGAACCGCCCGACCGGTGACCTGCGTGCCACGACCCCGGTCCGCGACGGCGAGACCGGCGACGACGGCCAGGAGGCGTACGCGCGCGCGTTCGACGCGATCATGCGCCGCGGCGCGATCGCCGTCGACCAGGAGACCCTCGCGATCGCGCAGCGGGGGTTCGTCACCGACCCCGAGCTGCGCGCCCAGGCCGCAGGCACGCCTTCGGCCGGTGGCTACACCGTGCCGACCGACTTCTGGGCGCGTCTCGTCGAGACGCTCAAGGCATACGGCGGGCTGCTCGGCGTCTCGCAGGTCCTGACCACGGACGCCGGCAACGAGGTGCTGTGGCCGACGTCGAACGGCACCGCGATCAAGGGCGCGATCGTCTCCGAGAACACCCAGCACGGCGAGCAGGACGAGACCTTCGGCCAGGCCTCGGTCAAGGCGCACCTGTACTCCTCGAAGATCATCCGGATCTCCTACCAGCTCCTGCAGGACACCGGGATCGACCTCAACTCGTGGCTGCCGCGGCGCTGCGGTGAGCGCATCGGCCGCGCCGTCGCGGATCACCTCGCGACCGGTGTGGGGACGACCCAGCCCCAGGGCATCATCACGGGCCTCACCCTGGAGCAGACGACGGGCACGGCGAGCAAGGTCGGCTACGACGACCTCGTCGACCTCGAGCACAAGGTGGACCCCGCGTACCGGGGCCGCGGGCAGTACGTGCTCTCGGACACCGCCCTGCGCGAGCTCCGCAAGATCAAGGACACGACGGGCCGCCCGCTGTGGGTCCCGGCGATCGCCGGCGGGATCCCCTCGACGATCAACGGCCACCGCTACACGGTCGACAACTCGCTGCCGGCGTTCGCGGACGACGCGTCCCCGATCGTGTTCGGTGACATCGAGGCCGCCTACCTCGTCCGCATGGTCAACGGGGCGCAGGTCCTGCGCCTCACCGAGCGCTACGCCGACTACCTGCAGGTCGGCTTCCTGGGCTTCCAGCGTCTCGACGCGGTCGTCCAGGACGCGGCCGCGGCCGCGAAGCTCACCATCAAGGCCGCCGCGGGCTGACGCACCTGGTGGCGGCGGGCCGGGCTCCACGCCGCCCGCCGCCACCAGCACCAGGACCACCCCCCGACCGAGGAGTCGACTATGGCGACGAAGAAGAGCACGCCCCACACGAAGCCCGTCGAGACGCCCGAGGGGAACCGCGACCGCGTCGCCGCGGTCTCCTACCGCGCCGACGGCACCCCCGACCAGAGCGACGGGTTCGTCGTCATCGGGGAGGCTGCACCGGCCGCCGAGCCGCAGACCCCGCAGCCCTGACGTCGACCAGGGTCGAGCGAGAGGAGCCCACCGTGGCGTTCATCCCCGAGGTCCCCTCGGACTCGACCCTGGTCACCGTCCGCGCGCTCGCGGACTTCATCGACGCACCCGGCTACGCCGACGACGTGCGCACCGAGCCGGGCCGCACCCTCAAGGAGGCCCTCGACGCAGCGGTCGAGTGGGTCGAGACGCAGATCGGCCCACTGGACTCCGCGGCGCGCGACTACACCGTCTACCCGGACGGTCGGTCCCTGGTCCTGCCGGACACGCACCTGCTCGAGGTCTCCGCGATCACCGCACCCGACGGCAGCGACGTCGCCGTCCCCGACGACGTGAACCGCCTCGCGGGCGTCATCACCTTCCCCGCCCGGCTCCGCCGCGGCGAGTGGACCGTGACCGCGACGACACGCGAGCACGGCGCATCCGTCGCGCTCGCGGTGAAGATCATCGCCGCGCACCTGTTCGACGTGAAGCGTGGTGCGAGCTCGGCGGGACCGCGCACGGACATCTTCAACCCGGTCGGCGGGGACACCCTCACCGGCGGCTCGTCGGGCTTCGCGATCCCCCGCCGCGCCGCGCAGCTCCTCGCCCCGTTCAAGCGCCCGCGGGTGTTCGGATGAGCCCGACCCTGACCCGTGTGCCGCAGGTCGCGACGCAGCTCGTCGCGCTCGCGGCGGCCGCGGCGCCCGACGTGCAGGTCGTCGACGGGCCGTTCGTCGGTGAGCTGGGCGACCGGGTGCTCGTCGTCGGCTTCCCGGAGGGTGGTGCGCCGGCGTACGAGGCGACGGTCGCCCGGCAGCAGGGCATGGGGCGGCCGCGGCTGCAGGAGTCGTGGACGGTGCACTGCCTGCTGTCCCTGACGTCGGGCCGGATCGCGCTCACGGGCCTGCGTGACGAGTGCGCGCAGATCCTCGCGCTCATCGATGAGCAGCTCCGCGACGACGTCGTCGTCGACGGCGTGTGGCAGAGCGCGTCTCTCAGCGGCGCGATGCAGTGGCTGCCGATCAACGGCCCGCACGGCTCGTCGTGCAACGTCATCTTCGACGTCGTCGGGACGAGCCTGCTGTGACCCCGCAGAGCCCGCCGGGGTCCGACGCGGGCTGGGACACGACGGAGGTCAAGGCGCTCGTCGCGGGCCTCAGCGATCTGCCCGACGAGCTGCACCGCGAGGTCCGAAAGATGCTGCGCCCGCTGGGCGCGGACATCCTGCGCACCGCGACGTGGAACGCCGCGCAGTGGTCGCAGCGCATCCCCCGCGCCCTGTCCATGCAGGTCGTCCTGAAGGGCTCCCGTCCGGGGATCGTGATCCGCGCGTCCCTCGCGAAGGCACCGCACGCCCGCGCCTACGAGGGCCTGGTCGCGGACGTCTTCAAGCACCGCCTGTTCGGCCAGGACGTCTGGTACACGCAGCCCGCCCGCCCGTTCATCCTCCCCGCGATCGAGGCGTCATACCCGTGGCTGCAGACCGAGGTGAGCAACGTCCTGGCGACCGTGCACCGCCGGGTCGGGCTGGCCTGACGAGAGGACTGAGACATGAGCAGCGACCGCGTCCTGATGCGGCACCCGATCACCGGAGGCACCGCCGCGTTCACGCCACGCACCGTGCCGTCGCGTGAGCGCGCGGGCTGGGTCCGCGCCGAGCAGACCACCCCGGACGAGCCGCTCGAGCCGACCGCACCGCCGAGCCCGAAGCGCGCTCGCACCCGCAAGCCGCCGGAGCGCCACGCCCCGGCACACAGGGACGACTCGACAGTGGGCTCGTCCTCCGACACGAAGCAGTAAGGAGACACCCCGATGCCCACGCTCCCGGACTCCACCCGGTTCTTCCAGCCGGAGATCTCGAAGGTCCTGTGGCTCGACACGATCGCGGCCTCGACCCGCATCCCGACCCGCGCCGAGCTCACCGCCGGCACCGACCTCACGGGCGAGATCGCCGCGATCTCCGGCTTCCTCGCGACGTCGAACTACATCGACACGCCGGACCTCAAGCGGCGGTTCGTCGCCCGCATCGGCGGCCGCACGAACATCGCGGACTCCTCGATCACGTACTACGGCTCGCAGGACGGCGAGGACATCCGCACCGTGCACTCGCGCCTGGACCGCGGCTACCTCGTCTTCATGGACGGCGGCGACGTCCCGGGTCAGCCGATGGACGTCTTCCCCGCGGAGGTCGCGTCGCTCGGCAAGCAGCGCTCCACCGACGAGGCCGCGTTCCAGATCGTCGTCTCGTACGGCATCACGCAGCCGCCCGCGGAGGACGTCGAGATCCCGGCGGCCGCGTGAGCGACCTGCGCGCTCGCCTCGAGGCGAAGCACCGCCGCACGTGCACGGTGCCGGTCCAGGTCGACGACCCCGGACCGGCCCGTGCACGGGTCGAGGCCGCCCGGCATGCGTACGTCATGGCCGAGCTCGCCGCCAGCCAGGACGACACGAAGGCCGCGGCGCGCGATGACGCGCAGGCCGCGCTGGCGGCGGCTCAGGAGGACGAGGCGGCGTGCTACGTGCCCGTCGAGTTCGCGGCGCTGCCCGACGACGACATGGAGGCGATCGTCGCGCGGCACCAGCGGCCGGACGGTGAGATCGACCGCAAGGCCGCGACCCCGGTCCTCGCGGCGGCGTGCGCCGTCGACGAGGACCTGCGCGACGAGGCGTGGTGGGCGCAGCAGCTCGCGACGCCCGCGTGGGCGCAGGGTGAGGCGCTGGACCTGTTCCGGCGGCTCCTCGACCTGAACTGGCGCACCCCGCCGGAGTCGCTCCCAAAAGGCTGACCGCCGACGGGCTCTTCGCAGCACGCATGGCGTACTGCGCCCCGCTCGGCATCCCCTTGTCCAGCTTTCTGGGGTGGGACCCGGACGACCAGGACGCGGCGCTCGCGTGGCGGGCGTACGAGTCCCGCCGCTGCCCGCAGGGGCACCACCCGGACGAGGGCCGGGTGCACCACCACATCAACGCGTGCCAGTCGTGCGCTGACCGTGCACGGGTCGAGGCGAGCGACGAGTGGAAGAACGCGACCCCCGGGTCGCACATCTCGACCGTGCGGGGCACGTCCAAGGACTGTGCCCGCTGCGCGGAGGACCTCGCGGAGCACCTCGAGCGTCGACGTATCGCAGCCCAGGAGCGGGCACGCCTGATGAGTCCGGGGAGGTGAGTCGTGGTCGCGAAGATCACCGACCCGAAGGTCCGCCTCGGGATGGACCCGTCTCAGTACGAGGCGGGGGCGCAGCGGGCGACCCTCTCGACCCAGCGGCTCCTGAAGGCTCAGGAGGCCGCGGACCGCAAGTGGCGGGCGATGCAGGCCGCGCACGGTGCCGCGATCCGTGAGGACGAGGCCCGGCAGGCCGAGCTCGCGCGGGCGACGGAGGACGCGGAGCGGCGCCGGCAGGACGCGTACAAGCGCACCGGTCAGGTCGCGGTCACGGCCGGTGCCGCGGTCCTCGCTGGTCTCGCGTACGGCGCGAAGCAGGCGATGTCGTGGGAGTCCGCGTTCGCGGGCGTCACGAAGACGGTCGACGGCACCGCCGAGCAGCTCGCGCAGGTCGAGGACGGCCTGCGTGGTCTGGCGACGTCGCTCCCGTCGACGCACGAGGAGATCGCGGCCGTCGCGGAGGCGGCCGGTCAGCTCGGCGTGCAGCGTGACGCGATCGTCGGCTTCACGAAGACGATGATCGACCTGGGCGAGACGACGAACCTCTCGGCCGACGAGGCCGCGACGGGTATCGCGCAGCTCGTCAACGTCATCGACTCCCGGATGCTGCAGTCCCCGGACGCGATCTCCCGGCTCGGGTCGACGATCGTCGCACTCGGCAACGACGGCGCGTCGACCGAGGCGGACATCCTCGCGATGGCGCAGCGGATCGCCGGGGCGGGCAAGCTCGCGGGCGCGTCCACGCAGGACGTCCTCGCGCTGTCGTCGACGCTGTCGTCTCTCGGTCTGTCCGCAGAGGCCGGCGGGTCCGCGACGGCCCGAGCACTGACGAAGATGTACGCCGCGGTGAAGTCGGGTGGTAAGGAGCTCGCCTCGTTCGCGCAGACGGCGGGCATGACGTCTGACGCGTGGGCCGCGCTCTTCGACTCGTCCCCCGTGGAGGCGCTCGACGCGTTCGTACAGGGGCTCGCGACGCTCGACGCCCAGGGCGGCAACGTCGTCGAGACCCTGCGGGAGGTCGGCTTCAAGTCGACCGAGGACCAGCGCGCGCTCCTGTCGCTCAAGGGCGCGAACGACTTGCTCGTGGACGGTCTCGCGCTCGCGAACCGCGCCTGGTCCGACAACTCCGCGCTAGTCGCGGAGGCCGCGAAGCGGTACGACACGACCGAGGCGAAGGTGCAGATCGCGCAGAACGCGATCCGGGACGCGGGGATAAGCCTGGGCGAGACGTTCCTGCCGATGATCGCCTCGGCCGCTGAGCAGGTCGCGGGCTTCGCCAAGGCGATCTCGGACCTCCCGGAGCCGGTCCTGCACGTCGCGGGGGTGCTCGGCGCGGTCGCCGGTGCTGTGACCGTGCTCGGCGGTGCGGTGATCCTCGCGCTCCCGAAGTGGCGAGCGTTCCAGCAGGCGATGACAGACATGCGTGCTGCCGGGTCGGTGGTCCCGTCGAGGCTCGGCAAGCTCACCGGCGCTGTCGGCAAGCTCGCCGGCGCCGTCGCCGCGGTGGGGACCATCGGCGCGATCATCGACACCAGCAGTGCAGACGCGTCGCAGCGCACGGTCGCCCAGTACACGAAGGAGCTCCTCCGCCTCAAGGAAGCCGCGGCACCGGACAGCGACTCGATCATCAGTGACCTGGCCCGGGCCTACCGTGACCTCACGGGCGATGCCTCGCTCTTCGACAAGATCGGCAACCAGGGGTCGCACATCGCGAAGCTCTGGGGCGGGAAGACCGACTACGAGCGGCTCCGTGAGGCGTTCGGCGGGATCGGGCAAGCGCTCGCGAGCATGTACGACTCGTCGCCGGACCTCGCCGCGGCGAAGTTCAACGAGATGCTCGAGATCACGGGCGGGACGACGGACGACCTGCTGGGTCTCCTGCCCGAGTACCGCGACCGCCTGCAGAACGTCGAGAACGCGCAGGCCGGTGCGGCGGCATCGACCGAGTCCTACACCGAGCACCTCAACGCGGCGACGGGCGCGACTGAGGAGCTCACGGATGCGCAGCTCGAGTACCTCGACGCGATCGCGTCGTCGGACGCGGCACTGATCTCCCTGTCCGGGGCCTACTCGGACACGGTCGAGGACGCGCGGGTTGCGGCTCAGGCGCAGGCCGACGCGTTCAACGAGGGGCAGGCCGCGGCGGAGAAGGCTGCTCGGGAGCAGGGTAAGACGCTCGAACTCGCGCGCCGCTCGTGGGAGGACTACTACGACGGGCGCACCGTCTCCCTCGACAAGTACCTGGAGAAGCTGCAGGGCCAGGTCGATGCTCAGAACCAGTGGGAGTCGGACCTCCTGACGCTCACTGGGCGGGGTGTGTCTCGGGAGACGATCGACCGGCTCCGTGAGGACGGCATCGACGCCGCACCGCTGGTCCGGCAGCTCGCGGAGGGGTCCGACGAGCAGCTCGCGAAGCTCGACGAGCTGTACGCGCAGGCCGGTGAGTCCGCAACGAAGCAGTTCGCGGACCAGCTGATGACGGGTGCCCCGGTCCTCGCGGCTGCGGGTGAGCAGCTCGGCCGTGAGGCGGTCGACGCGATCATCAAGCGGATGCTCGCGGGCAAGGAGACCCTGCAGGCGATCGTCAACGACTACCGGCTGATCGTCGAGGGCATGCCGCTCCCGTACGAGGGCGCGTTCACGTCCCCGTCCGCACCGGACGCGTCCCGCCCGTCGACGGGGACGTCGACGACGCAGTACGCCCGCCCGATCGGCCCGGGCCTCGACGCGAACGGCGTCTCGACACTGTCGTCGTCGTACCCGTCGTCGGGGTCCCCGTTCCCGTCGGCTGGTGCTGCGACGGCGGCACTGCCGTCGTCGCCGGGCTCGCAGATCGTCCCGGTCGCGGTCCCGCTGCAGATCACGCAGGCCCCGGACCAGTCGGTCATCTTCTCCGGGCCCGTGTCCTTCACGGACCCCGCAGCAGCAGCGTCCTGGGGGCGCACCGCGACCGCGGCCGCGAACACCGCCGGCGGGCGTGTGCGCACCGGCACCCGTGAGCGGAGGGCGATCTGATGGCCGCACCGGACCTCGACGCTGCCGTGAGCATCACCCGCGGCGCCGACCCGATGCTCGTGCTCGGCGACGCCCCGTACGTGCTCGTCGACCTCGCCCCGCCGGCCCGTCGTTGGCGGCGTGCCACGGTCGAGGGCCGCTACCAGCACGGCCGTGCACTCGTCGGGTCCGTGCTCGAGCAGGCGACCATCCGGCTCGAGGTCCGCGTCGAGGCAGCCAGCTGGGCGGCCCTGGACACCGCGCTGACCACCCTGCTCGCAGCCGTCTCCCAGCGCTCGTACGAGACCCGCATCACCATCGGCTCGACGACGGACCGGTGGCGCTGCGAGCCCGCCGACGTCGACTACTCCGGCGGCGCGCTCGAGAAGCACCTCGCCATGTCCGCCATGCAGTCCTACATCCTGACGATCCCGGCGTACCCGGTGGAGGTGTCCTCGTGATCGGGGAGGCGTGGCGCTCGCGGGCGGTGCAGGCGCTGCTGGGTCCGGCGCGCTCGTCGCTGGTCCCGTCGCGTCTGCATGTGGGCTGGCTGGACTCGGAGGGTGACCTGATCGCGATGTCGGGCACGTCGGTCCTGTCGGCGGCGTTCGAGGCGTCGGGTGATGGTGTGGTCAACACGACGTCGATCGACGCGGGTGTCGCAGGCTCCGGGTGGGTGATCGCCGGAGTGGGGCTGTTCGATGCGCCGTCGGGTGGTGACGTGGTGCTGTCGGCGTCGACGTCGGGTCCGGTGGAGCCGGACGAGGGCGCACCCTTGTCGATCGCGGCGGGTGCGCTCGCGTTCACGGTGGTGGTCGACGCGTGAGCATGTCGACGACGCCGGTCCACGTGATCGACCCGGCGCTGATCCCCGCGGGCCCGGTCCTCGAGCTCGACGCCGGCGACGTGACGTTGGTGTCGGTCGCGGGCCCGGACTCGGCGCCGACGCGCACGACCGTCGACGGTCACCCGGCACTCGACCTGTCGGCCGCGGTCGCGTTCATGGTGGACACTGCTGGCCCGTCGACGTTGGGCTCGTCGGCCGCGGTCGCGGGTGTGGTGTGCCGCCTGGGCGAGCTGCACCGCATGCCGTGGGAGCACACGGGTCCGCTGCGGATGCTCGACGCGCACGCGCTGATCTTCGGGGTCGAGGTCGACTGGCCGACCCTGGACGAGGACCTGCACGCGTGGGTGCTGTGGTCCGATGGTGACGACGTCGCGCTGGTGTGCGACGGGGTCGTCGTCGGCACGGGCACGGGCGCGACCGCCCCCGAGACGAGCTTCACGTACCTGCAGTCCGCGTCGGGTGGCGTGCTGTTCTACGCGGCGGTGTGGCAGGAGACGGTCGCGCTCGCGGACGCTCAGCAGCTCTCGCTGGATCTCCTGGCGCCGTTCGCTGGCGGTGCCGCTGTCGAGGTGTCCGCGGCGGGTGGCTTCGACGTGGCCGGGTCGGTCGTGCTGACGGTGGACGACTGGTACGAGCCGCCGGTCCTGCCGGCGGCGACGCCGGGTGGTGCGCCGACACCGCCGACGGTGCTGCCGGATCCGGTGGTGCCGGTGTCGGTGTCGGACCCGCAGGTGGTGTGGCGGGTGTCGGAGGTGATGGACGCCCCGACGCTGGACGATGCGGGTTTCCCGGTGGGTTGGGTGCCGGACGAGGTCGTGCAGGAGCCGTGGGCGTCGCTGCAGATCCTCGTCGACGACGTGGATGTCACGACGTGGGCGGGTGTGCGGACCCCGATGCCGTCGTGGTCGCGGGCGGAGCCGTTCGGGTGCATCGACGCGACGCTCACGTTCCCGCAGGTGTCGCAGTTCGAGGCTGACCCGTCGTGGTGCCGGCCGGGTGCGTGGGTGCGTCTGCGGTGGCGGCTGTGGGACGGGTCGACGTCGACGGCGTGGCTGGGTGTGGTGGACAAGTTCGGGCGTGTGCAGGACACGGGTGAGTTCGTGGTGTCGTGCCGTGGCCCGGTGATGGTGTCGGACCTGCAGCTGCGGGCGCCGGCGTTCGACCCGCAGCCGCGGGATGTGGGCCCGGTGATCGCGGACGTCCTGAACTCGGCGGTGTCGCGTCGCACGGCACGCTGCGAGCCGCGGGTGGTCGGGATCCCGACAGGTGTCGCTGGCGGGTGGGAGCCGCGGGTGCTGGGGTTCGTGCAGCAGCTCCTGGCGACGGCCGTGCAGGGTGGCCGGCAGTGGACGGTGCGGTGCGACGAGCGGACCCCGCAGATCGTCCTGAAGGACACGACGACGGTCGCGTGGACGGTGCGGGCGGGTCAGCGTGGTGTGGTCGTCGACATGGCGCAGGACTGGTCGCAGGCGACGAACGTCATCTACGGCGAGGGGGTCTCGCCGCAGGGTGGCCGGTGGCGCAACGCCGTGTACCCGGGCTGGCATCCGGATGAGACGCCGACCTACCCGGGGTCGTTGAGCTCGGGGTTCACGGTGGGGACGACGGATGCGTCGACGAGCACGGGCACGGGGGTGTCGGACTGGCAGGCGAAGGCCGGGCAGCCCGTCACGGGCCGGTTCTCCCAGGACGACCGGGCGCGTACGTTCGAGATCCAGAAGGCCGCGGGCATCACCCGTGACGGGCTCGTCGGCCCGCAGACGTGGGCGGCGACGTTCGGGACCGGTAGCCACGTCGGGACTCTCGACGCGTTCTTCCTGCCGCTGGCGTGGTCGGACACGGTCGTCCCGCGCCGCTACGACGCGGACGGCACCGACGCCGGCCCCAACCCGACCTACGACGAGAGTGTGCTGCGCGTCGAGGACAAGGTCGACTTCGGTCAGGGTGTGTCCAAGGCGGACGGGAAGCGCGCCGCCCGGGAGATGCTGACCCGCACGATCGAGCCGGGCTGGTCCGGTCAGGTCACCCTGACCCTCGACCCCGCGGAGGGCTCCCGCTACCAGATCCGTGAGGGCGACAACGTGCGCGTCCGGGGCTTCCGTGGGGTGTCGTCGATCGTGGTGCACGTCGCGCACGTCGCCTATGACGAGGAGCGCGTCGTGCTGACGGTCGACACGAACGCCCGCGACTACCCGACGCTCGAGGCGATCCGCGACCGGGACCGCAACGCGACGGACCCCGCGAAGGCCGTGATCCGGCGCCTGCAGCGCGGGACGGTCACGGAGGCGCGTGCGACGTTCGACGCGGAGTCCCCCGCCGGTCACCTCCCCCGCCACGCCCTGTTCGGGGGTCTGTGGTCCGTCGTCCCGGTCCCGTTCGGCCGGTACGGGCAGATCGTGCGCACCGAGCTCACCACCAGCGGCCCCGCTGTCCCGTTCGTCACCGCGGTGTTCAACGAACCGGTCACGGCCGCGCAGCTCCTCACCCTCGTCGGGAACCCCCTGACCGCGGAGGACAACCCGTGGGACGAGAACGCCGACGCGCTCGCGGCCGCGGGCCTGGTGATGGCGTGGGGGTGGCGTGAGCAGCCGTGCGGGTACTACCCGCGCTCGTACGCGACGCCGGCGGGTTCGGGTGACGCCCCGGCGACGGGCCGGTTCGTCGACGACGCGTCGTGGGAGTACGCGACGGAGCGCTCGCCGTGGCTGTGGGTCGCGACGATCGCGTCGTCGGGGTGCTGGGTGCAGGGCCGGTTCTGGCCTGGGGCGGACTGATGTCGTTCTGGGGGCCGTGGATCGACACCCCGCCGCAGGACCTGCCGACGCAGATGACCGGGGCACGTCAGCTGGTCGCCCGGTTCGAGCAGACGGGCACGGAGCCTCCCGGCACCGGTGAGCCGCTCGACGGCGTGGTGACCTACAACCTGTCGGGTGCGGGTCTGGCGTCCACGACGCCGTTCTCGACGTTCTACACGTGGCGACCGGACTCCGCGGGCGGTCCGGGCGACCGGTGGCAGCACTCGGGTCGATTCCGGCTCCACCGGTACACGACGGTCGACCACCCGGCGTACCCGGACCCGGCGACCGTCATGGACCTGCACGGTCCGACCCTGTTCTTCCTCGAGCCGGATGCCCCGACCCTGCCGATCGAGCCGATGCCCGAGGGTGCGATCGGGTACGAGGTCGACGGCGGTGAGGGGAACATCGAGCTCCTCGCCCGGACCCTGCACGTGCGGCTCACGTCGAACGCCCCGACGGCGCGTGACGTCGGGGTCCGTGCCCTACCGCTGGACCCGCCGCCCGGCGCAGCAGTCTCGAGGTGGTGGACCCGTCAGGGGCCGCTGGGCCCCGAGTCGCAGTCGGACCCGGACCTGCAGGAGCCCGGCGTCGCGTTCGTGCAGCTCGCAGGTGGGCTCGACCCGTACCGTCCGACCCTCACCCCGACGGACGTGCGCACCTGGCCGCGCCCCGATGGTGAGCCCGTCGACGACGACCTGCTGCCCGCCGCGGCACCCGGGGCTGCACAGACCCTTGACGTCGACGTCCCGATCGGCGCGCAGGAGTCCGAGGTCGCGGTCATCCCGTGGGACCAGCTGTGGGCGCTCCCCCAGCCGACCAGCGAGGTCGACTGGCTGACCGAGATCCAGCAGATCGAGCTCACGACCCTCGTCCGCCCGCCCCGCTTCCGGTACCTGTACGCCGGCACCCGCGGGTCGTGGCGGCTCCGGCAGCGCCAGTCCCTGCCCGGCGCGGACTCGTGGCCCACCAGGCAACGCCAGCACGGCGGACACACCGGCTCGTGGCCGGTCCGACAGCGACAGACAGGGGTGTGACGTGACCATCACGATCGGGACGCACGGGCTCGTCGACGACGAGATCGTGTGGCGAGTCGCAGCCGGCGCGGACGCGGCAGCGCGATTCGTCCTCTACGACGACGACGAGCGCACGACACCCACGGACCTGACCGGCGTGACCGGGGCGTGCGAGGTCCGCACGAAGCTCGGCGGCACCCTCCTAGCCACGGCCGACGTCACCGTCGACGGACCCACCGGCACGGTCGACGTGCACCTGCCCGCCGACGAGTCCGCCGGGTGGTCCGCACGCACCACGACCGCCGTCTTCGACGTCGAGCTCACCGCCGACGACGGGACCGTGACCCGACTGTGCACCGGGACCCTCGACATCTCCCCCAACACCACGACGGGAGCCTGACGTGGGCGTCATCGTGATCGACGGAGGCAACCCCGCCACCGTCGACGTCGTCATCACCCCTGCCGTCGCCGTCGATGTCCTCGCACCGCGCGGCCTGCCCGGCGCGAAGGGCGACCCGGGCGACCAGGGCCTCAAGGGCGACCCCGGATCCGACGGCGCACCCGGCCGGGACGGACAGGACGGTGCATCCGCCTACGAGCTCGCGCTCGCAGACGGCTTCGACGGGTCCCTGCAGGACTGGCTGGCGTCCCTCGTCGGCCCGCAGGGCGACCCAGGCCAGGACGGGGCACCGGGCCAGGACGGCGCTCCCGGTCGTGATGGCGTCGACGGTCAGGACGGTACTCCTGGCGCACCCGGCGCTGACGGTACAGACGGCGTCACGCCGACGTTCACGGTCGGCACGGTCACGACCGGCGCACCGGGCACGGACGCCGAGGTCACCGTGACGGGCGGCCCGGACTACGAGCTGACGTTCACGATCCCGCGCGGCGCGCAGGGCGACTCCGGCTCGGCCGCGCAGATCCAGTCGACGACCATCACGGACGCCGACGGCGACGGGACGATCACGCTCGCGGCTGCGTTCACGCTGCTGCAGGTCGCGTACAGCGGTGCGGCACGGCTGCGCCTGTACCGCACCGCTACGGGCCGCGCTGCGGATGCCGCGCGGGTGTTCACGGACCCGTACCTGGGGGGCGCTGGCCTCTTGTACGACTACCAGGCGACCGGCGCGGGCACGGACTTGGAGCGTCCGGTCGACGGCGCGTACGGCGCGTCTGAGGAGCAGATCTACTACCGGGTCGACGGTGGCCCGGTCGACGTCACCCTGACGTGGGTGCAGACGGGAGCGACAGCGTGAGCACCTTCTCGTGGATGAGCGCACCGGACATCAGCTCCGATGTCGCGTTCCGGAAGTGGGCGCAGGGCGTCCACGATGCGTTCGTCGGCTGCGGGTGGGTGCAGACCTCGGACACCGGTCAGGCGAATCTTGCGACGATGACCGTCCCTGGGACCACGGTGACGGCTGGCGGCTATGAGATCTTCCGGATGAACGACGCGCTGCAGTCGGCGTGCCCCGTCTTCGTAAAGGTCGAGTACGGGCGCGGCAGCTCCGCGACGAACAACGTCCCCGTCATCTGGGTGACGGTGGGTCAGGGGTCGAACGGTTCGGGGACGATCACCGGGGTGCTGCTGGCTCGCACGCCCAACGCGGCCACGGCGACTGCCTACGGGAGTTCGTCGGAGTTTCCCTCCTACGGCTCGTGTGACGGCGCCGGGATCTGCCTGGCTCTGTGGTCGGGGTACACCAACACGGGGACCGCGTTCCTTGCGATCGAGCGGTCCCGCGACAACGCTGGCGCCCCGACCGACGGGGCGCTCCTGATCGCGTTCGGAGCCACCACGGGCGGGATCGTCCGCGTCATCGGCAACGGCGGCACCCCCGGCGCGGTGAAGTGCGCGGACTCGGCCTACCTGTCCGCTGCGCTGCCGTACACGATCAACGGGTCGAGCGCGTCTGACGCGTCGACCCTGTCGCAGGACGGCGTCGTGGCCCCGGTGCTGCCGATCGCGTGCGTCGCCCCTGGGGTCGAGCCGTGGGTGTCGAACGTCCTTGTGGCCGTGCACCCCGGGGATGCAGGGTCCACGTCGGTGATCCAGGCCGCCACGATCAACGGAGAGACCCGCACGTACCGCGCATGGACCTTCTTCAACAACAACGGCGGACTGGTCGTGTGCGGCAACAAGAGCTCATCGCCTGCGGCATGCTGGCCCGCGATCATCTGGGAGTCCTGATGGCCGTCACTCAGTGGATATCCATCGGCCCCGGCATGACGCCTGGCGCACCGCACCCCATGCCGGGTGTCGTCGTCAACGGCGGCTCGGGTGGTGGTGGGACGGCCCCGGTCCCGGAGTCGGGTCGGGGGTACCCGCGATGACGACGACGAACAACGGCTGGCCGGTCGTCGCATCGGCCGCCGTCACGCGCGTCTACCTGGCCGCCGACCGCGACGGCGTGCTCGTGCTGCGCGGCGACGTCGAGCGCGCGCTGTCGTGGCTCGTGCGGGAGATCCACACGCGGGTCGAGCCCGTCACGGTGGTCAACGGGTGGCGGTCGGCCGCGGACAACGCGCGCTTCGGCGGCGCGGCGGGGTCGAACCACATGAGCGGGACCGCGATCGACGTGAACGGCGGGCAGCACCCGTACGAGCTCCACCTGCCCGCGTCGCAGCGCGGCACCCGGTACCGGTCGGGCTGGACCGCTGCGCAGGTCGCGGCGATCCGCTCGATCCTCGCGCGCGCCGACGGGCTGTTCGCGTGGGGCCTCGACTACCCGTCGGGCTTCCGTGACGCCATGCACTTCGACATCGCCAAGGGCCGCACGCCGGCCGACGTCGCGCGCTTCGTCGCGGCGGTCACGACCCCACCGGCACCAGAGCCGGTCCGAGGAGAGGACGACGAGACCATGAGGCTCTACATCTGGGGTCGGAGCAAGTACCGCCTCTTGACCGGTGACCGGGTGACCGGCCTCACCCGTGAGGGCTGGGAGGCCTTCAAGGCGTCCGGGGTCCCGGTCGTCGTGCTCCCGCTCGTCGACTGCGAGAACCTCGAGAAGCGTCTCATCGCCGAGTCCGTCCTCGACGACCCGTCGTGACGGTCATGTCCCCGGACCGCCAGCTCCCCCAGTGGGCGCGGATCATCGGCCGGGTCCTACGCGCGACGCTGTACGCCCTCGGGGTCGCGATGGGCGTCGGTGACCTCATCGCGACGTCCCCCGTGATCCGCGACGCGGTCGGCCTGCCCGCCCTGCAGCTGTGGGGCTGGCTCGCCGTCATCGCCGGCACCGTCGGATGCGTCGCGACCCTCACGTGGCGGTGGCGCTGGGAGTACATCGCGACGTGCGCACTGTCCCTCGCGCTCGCGGCCCGCGCGGTCGCGGTGTGGGCGACGGTCGACGACGTCGCCGTGCGCATCGCACCGGCCGCGGGCATGACGATCGCCGCGCTCGCGTGCGTCCTGCGGGGCCTGGACCTGACCGTGTTCGCGATCCGCACGTCGGCCGCGGCGCTGCGCACGCGCACCACGGGGTGACGCGTGTGGATGCTGAGACCGTCCTCCTCCTGATCGCCGCGGTCCTGTCGTCGTCGGTTATCACGGCCGCGATCACCTCGACGGTCTCCTGGAAGCTCGGTGTCCGCGGCGACGAGCGTGAGGCGCGCGCCGACGAGGCGGCCGCTCGACGCGACACGATCGCGGACCGTGACGGCCTGATCGACCAGATCCAGGAGGAGCTCGCCGACACCCGCACCCGTGTGACCGCGCTCGAGCGGGAGTACGCGCTCGAGCAGGCGTGGAACCGACAGCTCATCGACCACATCTACCGGCGTCGCGAACCCCCACCGCCGCCCCGACCGACCACGCTCTGACGAAGGGACCGCACCATGACCACTGAGCAGATGGACACGCTCGACGACACCGAGCCGCCGATCCCCCCGACGGTCTCCCCGCGTGTGCGCGCGGCCGCGTACTTCGTGCTGCTCGGGTGCTCGGCGCTCGTACTCCTTGCGACCGGGCTCGCGCCGATCTGGCTCGCCGCGGACACCGCGACGCGCGTCGTCGCGACCGGTGGCGTCGTCACGTCGGTCGCGGGCCTCGTCGCCGGCGGGCTCGGGGTCGCGTACCGACCCACACGCTGACGCCCGCCCCGCACACGCGAACGGCCCCCGCCCTGCTTCGGCAGGTGCGGGGGCCGTTCGTTCGTGTCAGAGGGGGAGGTCACCGGCGGTGAAGCAGCCCTCGTCGAGGTCACCGTCGCTGTCCACCTGGCGACCCTCGACGATCTCCTGGCGGTCGCCGGTCACTCGGACGACGTTCGTCGCGATGTCGAGGCCGCCGCCGAAGGAGCGGACGAGTCGGCAGGGCGGGGTGTCGAGCCAGACGACGGGCACGCGCCCGACGTTCTCCTGGGCGAGCATCGCTCCCCCGACGATCTGGGCGCGCCAGGCGACGGGGACGCGGTGCTCGACGCCCCACGCGTCCTGCCCGACCAGGGTCGTGCGTCGCACGACCTCGACGAGCTCGGCGGCGTGCGCGCGGTGCACGAGCGAGACGTTGTCGTCGTGGCGCACGATGGGCCGGTCGGTCCGGGCGCCCTGGCCGGGTCGGCCCTCCGCCCACTCGTCGATCGTGGCGGGCGACCACAGCGGCGTCCGTCCGACGGTGTCGTCGGGGCGCGGGGCCTGCCCGCGGGCGACGTAGCTGCGCCAGGTCGCGGGCTCGATCGTCAGCGACCACGTGCGGGCGAGGTGCTCGAGGACCTCTGCGGTGGTGAGCCTGGTGGCCAT